TTGTGTATTGAATAATTTATTCGGGGCATTATATATTTCGTATTGAGCATATTCATCATCAGGATATTGTATTGTATTAGACTGATATTTTTCATTAGTTCTATTTAATGATGTAACTTCTTTTAAGAAAAACCATAAATCTTGCTGAACTCCATATCGGTTTATAAATGTTATTTTTCTACCTGAACCATATTTAGTACAATCAATTCTATTTATATAGCAAATATTTGAACCTTGATTTACTACTTGTGTGTCAGTACCACTATAAGAACTAACAGAATAAACCCCTGCTCCTGTCATATAATGCACATATCCTGAAACACCATAAGGCACATATATATTCCATTCAGTAGCAGCTTTGCCATAATTGGCTGCTAATAAGTATTTATGATTTACAGTAAATGGAACTTCAGGATTTGAAGCTTCAGAAAAATATCCAAAGGCTTCCCATCCTACATCTGTATAATTAACAGTTGAACCTACTTGACTACCTGTTGCATTTAATCCTGAGTATTGTTTTAGGTTAGTTGATATTAATACTGTATCTACTGTATAAGTAGCTGAATAAGTTATATCTAAATAATCTCTAACAAGTTCTGAAATATCAAAATTGCAACCTGTACTTGGGTTTACATTTTTAACAAGTGTATAACGTAAAACTGTATTTATTGTTATTGTGCATTCAACAGACTGAACTCCTGATGAATCAACTTCTATAAATTTATATTGTGGGTTTTTTAATGCTATATTTGCCATTGCGTTTATTTTTCTCCGTATATTATTTGTTTTTCAACATCAAGAATAAATGAATCTAATAATTCATCTCCTAGTTTTTGTTGCGACCTTTCAAATGGTGTTGTAAAAAAGTTAGATGTTTTAATACCTCTGTTATATATATTAGAAGCAATCACATAAGCCATACTCCTATAATTACCTGCTTTAAATTGACCACCTTTTGAACTTCCTTTTTGTTCTCTGAATCTTACATTTTTACTTTTTGCCCAAACTTCTATTTTATCTAAGAAAGTTTTCCAAGTTCCTGCATAATTACCACTACCAAATCTGTATGGAGAGTTAGGTGCTTGTTGCCCTGTTATCTTAGCATTAGGCGATACTTTACTAGGGTCTTTACCCTTTACACCTTTATCAACAAAAAGTCCGTAATCTTCCATTAAGAACTCTAATAGAAAGGCATCTACCTCAACATCAACATTATATTGTAAAGAATTATATAAAGAACCACTACCTTTGCCATCTTTAGTTAAGTTTGTTCTAGCTTGTTGAACAACATACTTACCATATTTTTCAATAGTGGATTTTAAGTTTAAAAATTCCATTAGCAAATGTATATATCGTTATAAATAAGGACTTCCATATTTGCAGTCCAACCTGCTAACTGATTATCAAACCTGTCATAGAAGGGTATTAAACTTGGCGATGAATCTAATTGATACATATCAGTATATAGCGTACCCATTCTTAGCCTTTGTATTAGTTTATTTAAAACTGCTAGTTGCGTATTTAAAATGTCTTGTTCATTGTTGTTACCTTTGAATCTATCTATTGGAAAGTCTTTAGATTGGTCAACAATATCCATAGCAAGAACGCTAATATTAAATCTTAATACTTGTTCTTCATCTGTTACGCTATTTATTATAATATGACCTAGAGGAAAAATGTCTTGTTTATTTAAGTTCACATCAGATATGTTTCCAGTTGTTACTGTATTGATATTGATGTCTTCTAATAATTGTTCTTTTAATTTTTCCGTTAAATTATAAAAACCCCTTACTCCTTGATTGCTCATTTAAATTTCTTTTTAATTTGTTTCGCTTCTAGTTCGTTTTTTTCTTTCATAAATGCTAACATCATAAAGCAAGTGTGTACATTTAATTCAGTGATACTTTCAATTCTTGTAATATCCCCTTGAGAGAGACCATAAAGTGATTGATACCATCCCCATTTTCTTGAGAAGTTAGATAGTCCATCAAGGCTTTTGTCTGACCCTCCTCCAAAGAGTTCGTCATACTGCTCGACAAGTCTATCCCTAAATTCCACAAAAAAAAAATTGCTGACATTACTGCACTCAAAGGCATATCTACAATATTGGGATGTAGTTTTACATTGTAATCTTCAATACTATATTTTTCTTTTAGTTTAGCAGTTATCGGTCTGTATAGAACATTCATAGCTTTTTCCATATTATTCCAATCGCCTATAAAAGTATCTAAATCTATATATTCTCCTAGTGTTAAATCATCTAGTTGAGGATGAAAACCAAACTCTACTTTATTAACTTTAAAACTTTTTATTAGATTAGGCTTTTGGTCAAATAACTTAGTAATCATTCCTACTATTTCATCTATATCATTTAACTTCAGTCGCATAACATCATCTAAATTACTAGAACAAAATATTTCTATCATCTTAGCGTTTAAGAGTTTATTATCTTGAGTTTGTTCTTGTACTTTAAAAAACCTTTTATATTGTCTTAAAGTTATGTCTTCTAGTTTTGTAGGTATGTCTATACTCAGTTTCATATATATATATAACGTATTAAATTAGTGATTTTATAATATACTAAGATAATAAAAAAAGGGCAGCCATTTCTGACCACCCTATCAATGTTGTAACTTCCCCAAGTTATTACTACAACATTTTATGAATTTCTATTTTCTTGTGCATAATCCCATACCTGTGAGTGTATTGCATCATCAACCCAATCCCAATAAAAATCAGTTATATCCATTCCATTTAAAGTAACTTCTAGTATTTCTAAATCACTTTCAGGAGGACTAAAATAATCTCCATCATCCCAATAATACTCATAAGAAATATTTAAATTATATTTAGCTTCCTCAACATTGTATTCCCCTTTTACTTTCATAATTCTAATTTTTTTAAATGTTCGTATTTGTCTTTTAACTCTTGTAATTCTAATCTAGCTTTATTTCTGTCTTCTCTATATTGGCTAACTATACTATCGTGTATTCTTGCTTCTTGTTCCATTGTGTTTGCCCAAAGAAATATACCTAGTAAACTATCCTGCATTAGTTTTAATTCTTTATTATCAGGACTTGCTTCTCTCCATTTTTTTACTAAACTAATTGCAATATCTATATCTGTATAAAATTCTAGGTCTTTTAAATTCTGTATTTGTGTTTTATATATGCCCATTATTTATTGTATGCACTTCTAGAGTTAGCTAATATCTGAAATTTTTGTTGCTGTGTTCCTAATAGTTTACCACATATTGGAGACACTTCTGTATAAACTTCTGTTCCTTTTTTATAAATTTTTTTAAACATCATATCTTCTTGTAATGTTTCTAGCTTTCTACCTGTATAACCAAGTCTTTTTCTATCAGGTGTTTCTAATATTTCTTTACCTATAAGTTTTGAACCTATATAGTATTCTTTTGAGTATCCGTTTATTTCAAACATTGTTCTGCATTTTATTTAATAAACTAGAAACATTCATTAAAGTTAATTCGTTATTTTTTTTAGCAGCTTCTTTTCCTACTTCTCTTAAAGCATAAACAACTAATTTTTTTTCGTATTTGTTTAATTCTAAATTCATTTTGTTTGTTTTATTATTATATATCAAATATAAAACTATTTAAGTTATAAACAAAATATTTTATAAGTTTTTTTTAATGTAAGGTATATTTACCAAAGTTTGGTCTTGATAATATAGAGTAAGTAGCATATCTACAAGGGTCAATAATATGATTATGTTTGTCTTCAGGTATATTTATAAGTCTACCTGATTTGTCTTCTTTCCATTTATAGTTTCTAAATTCTTGTATAGCATTGTTACTATCTGAAGTAATATGTAATTTATATCTTTTTAATAAGTCTATACCTGCATTGATTGAATCTTTACCTTTTAAACTTGGAAATATATTATGCCCCATTCTTCTTAGTTCAGCTATCAGTCTCGGCTCTGCACTATCTGCATATATAGGGTTAGTCAATAAGTTTTGTTCTCTTAAAAATATATTAATGTCTTGCGTTGTCATTTGCGTTCTATATAAATGCTCTTTGATGTATAAGTTATGTTCTAATACAAATACGCTTACAAGCGTTGTAGGGTCATTACTGTAACCAAAATCCATTCCGTATGATATTAGTTTAGCATCATCAGGTATTTTATTTACCTCTGCATATTTAAAGATTGTATTAATACTACTTGCTCTTTCCCCTAATCCATATATTTGCCAATATTGGTCATCGGTTTCTTTTAACCTTTCTATCTCATCTCTAATTACATCTTCTAAAAAAGGATTATCTAAATAAGTAGTTTTATAAAACGCACAATCTTTTCTAGTTATAACATTATCGTATATCCAATGATATTCATCTGATGGGTTAAAATCTAATATTATACGTTCTTGTGTTCTAAATATTAATTGTTGCCAATCTTCCCAATATAACTCGTTACCCTCATTGATAAATAGTAAATCCCTTTTACGCCCTCTAATCTTTTGTGATTGGTCAAGTGATGTGAACTCAATTAAGTTTCCGAATAAATTATATTCACTACTACTTTTATTATGATACTCATCTCTATAAACTTGATAATGATTTAATATCTGTAGGAAATCTCTTAATACTGTTGCTCGTAAACTTGGAAATGTTTTACGACAAATAGTAATTATTTTATTTTTATTTCTTGTGCAATAATGAAATATAATAAATAAAAGTATGTTGTATGTTTTACCACTACGAGTTCCGCCTTGCTCTACAACTATTTTCTTATCACTATTTACAAGGTGTTTGTAAACTATGTTAGTCTGTATCTTCGGTTTTATCAATTATCTCGATTTGGAAATTAGTAGGAACTCCATCAGCACCTGTTATCTCTTGTCTTTCTATATACCCTCTTTTTTTACCTTTTGTTTTTAAATAGAATATTGTAGCTGATGTTGAGTTGTCAGATATTTGTTTATGTAATTGACTTTCTGCAAAATCTAAAGCAATATTCTCAATGTCTTTAACTTCTCTTGCAAAATCCTCATCTTCATTTAGCCATTTATAAAATGTACTTCTTGGTATTTCAGCTTTCTTACAAGCTACTGTTACAATTCCTAGACTTTGTTCTAAAGCCTTAATCATTGATTCTTTTTTTATGTGTCTACTTTTGTTCATATTATTTATCAAAACCAGAGAGGGGGTAAAATATTAAGCTATTTCTATAAGCATCTTCATTATGCTTTATAATCTTAGTAACTCCGTGAATGTTATACCAAGCAGGATATACTAAAATACTATTATTAGCTTGTTCAAATGTATGGTTAAAATCAGGAACACATAATGCCCCACCCTCTGTATCTTTTCTTTTAGTTAGTATTACGTTTACTGTGTTTTTTAAATTACCCCTATCTTGATGAAATGGTGCTGCTATATTGAAGTTAGATATACTGCTAGTAAATAAGTTTCCAAATCTATATTTAGGTAATGTTGTTTCTTCTATTATCTTTTTTTGTATTTCATATTGTTCAGGCATATACTGTTTGATTAGTTTCTCACTTTCCAAACAAGATAGTAACATTGCTTTTATGAATGTCTTTGCTTTTTGGTTTGTGTGAACTGCTGAAACAGAATTGTAAGGTCTTCTAAGATGAGGTTTAGCTAATACGCCACCTAATATAGTTGACATCTGTACTGTATTCCTAGACTTTGCTTCTGCTCTACTTATACCGTATTTTCTTTGCATTTGCATAACATCAGAACGCTCTAGTAATGATTTAGGAACATTATTACTCAAGAATTCTTTGTTGGCTATTGTAATGTATTGTTTTAGTTTGTCAGGTAAGTCGTTTAAATAAAAACCTATTATCTTTCCTTCAAATTCAAGTAAACAACTTTCAGTTACAGTAGGTGGAACAAACTCACACCTTGAACCAATCTTTTTGTCGTGTTGTTGTTTTTCTAATTCTAATATTTTCATTTAATTATTTTATTCAGAGATTTAGCGAAACCTGCAACGTCAAGTTTAGCATCTATTCTATTATTTTTTTTATTCAATTTCGCATAAGGGTAATACTCTTTAACTAATCTTTGCGCTGAAATATAATCTTCTTTATTCTCATAATTTTCATACAATCCGCCTTTATTAGTGCCGACTGTAGGGCAACGAAACCAGAAATGATTGAACTTAACAATACCGTATCCATTCCTGATAGTTTCCATACAAAACTGCCTGTCTTGTTTCATACCTTTGACATAACCCCATTTTATTTTTTCAACATTAACTAACACACAGACTTCTACATATTTGCGATTAATACTATAAGAGTTTTTCTCGTGCCAAGCGTGTTGCACATAATTTATACCATATATTTCAAATGGTAATTTTTGTGCTTTAGCATATATCTCGTGCCATATATTTGCATCTTTAGTGGATGTTTTGCCATTATAAATTCCAAACGCAGTAATATCATCATCAGAAAAAATTACCCATTTATGATTATTGGTTTTTGCATAATCTAACATAAAATTTCTAACAAAACTGATACCTTTATTTGTTTGTTTTATATTTACCTTATACGGAACATCATATTTTTCATAATCATTTGGCTCTAAAAAATGAATAACTTTTATATTAGCGTTCTTAAATAATAAATGAGTTTTTGTGTTAGGTCTATTTTTTGAAGGTATATAACAAATCATAATTTATATTTTT